AGACTTTAGAAAAGGGATTACTTTACGATTAAAGTTTTCGTTATGAAGTAATTGGCTGAGTGTCGTTTTCTCTATCGTCTGCATTAAATACTTCTCCTCTTGAATAATGACTATCAACTATATGACATAAAATATCACCAATTAAATTTTTAAAATCTACTGTAAAGTAATCATCTGGTAAACCATTTGGGTCTATAATTTGATAATTAAATTTTAGTACTGCTTGTAATCCACGATTAGATGCATCTTCAACAGCAGCAGTCTTTGCATATTTGTAAACAACACCATCAAAACGACCGCCCTTGATACCAATACAATCTTTCCATTTATCATTTTCTAAGAATACATAATCGTCAGCAATCTTACCAAGATATCTCATTGACTTATCAAATGCTTTTCTTTCTACAAGATTTTCTTTTTGATAAGCATCGTTATTCTGTGAGTTGTTTGACTTGTCCACCATATTTAAACTCCTTCTTTGCACATTCTTCAAGTATATCCATTACATCTTGTGTAAAATATTTTGTAGGTGTATTTAAAATTGTTTTACCATATTGTTTTGAACCATCAGGTAATTCAAACCGAGTTGCAACTTTTTTAAATACATTATATTTCTCAGCAAGTTCAAGTAATCCATAATATCTATCTAAACCTTTGTTATAAGTTAATCTTACATCAATCATTTTGTTTTCTATTGTTAATCTAGATTTGTGATTTTTACAATGTATAATATTACCAACAACTTCTGTACCTTCTTTATCTTTTCTTTTAGAAAGATATACAATAGATGAAGCTGCATATTTTAATCCAGAACCACCACCCATTTCTTTTGTTGGAAACATAGAACCAACCACATCATAAGTATGGTTTGTAACAACCATTGGTACTTTTGCTTTACCAAGTTTTAAAGTCAATACTCTGAATGCTGCTTTTAAAACTTGTGCTCTAGTCATATCTCTTGTTTCTTTTCCATCAGCAGTATCTTCAACTTCTTTTGTTGTTGATAACATACCAAGAGAATCTAATGCAAGAAACAATGGTCTTCTAATATCAGAACTTTGTTGTAGATATGCATCTAAAACTTTTAATGATTGTGTTCTAAATTCTTGAACAGTAGTAACAGGTAATATCACCATTCTATTTGGGTCTATACCTCTATCAACTACCATTTGTTTTGTAATTGCACTTTCAGATTCGAATAACATAACACCACCTTCTGGGTTAGCATCTAGAAAATGTTTTATAATACCCATAAGAAAAAATGTTTTACCTGTTGCACTTTCACCTGCGATTGCAGTTATTTTATTTTGAGGTAAACCACCATGTAGTGAACCTGATAGTAATGCATTAAATGCATATGAACCTGTATCAATAAATGTATCTACATCGCCTGCTTCTACACCATCTGATACAAGTGCCGCATATTCATTACCAGTTGTTTTGATAATGTCTTTAAAAAAATCGTCAGCCATATTTACTCCTTATTTAATTGCTACTGCACCAACAAACATATGATTACTCCAGAAACATTGTACATCTTGAAACCCAGCACTAAGTATCATATCTTTAATTTGAGACCAACTATTTGGTTTCAACATATGTCTTAATGTTTTCTCTTTGTCCATAATATCTTTGGGTTCAAAGTTTTTTCTTTTGTAATCATAATAATTAAATGTCATCATTTCTTGAATCCTTGCATTTGTACATAAAAGTTTTTCTGCAAAAATAAAACCACCACCAACATTTAAACCATTATAAATCTTTTGTATTACATCTGCTCTATCTTTCATAGGCATAAATTGTAAAGTGAATATTGAAGTAACTAATGAACAATTATAAAAATCATAGAATCGAATATCATCTTTAATAAATTTTACTGCAGTATCTGGGTACTCTTTTTCTAATTGTTTTATTCTGTTGTCTAATGGTTTAGAAAACCCTTCAGCCAATTCAACACCCTCATAAGTTGCATCACTACAAAATTCTTTATTTGATTCAATCATCATTCGGGTAACCTTACCAGTAGAACAACCAATATCAACAACTTTGGTATTACCTTCTACAAAATATTTTGAAAGATTAACAATATCTTCTAATAAATTAGAATATCCTCTAATTGAATATTCTATGTGTTCATCAAAACCTTCTTCTCTATGAGCAAAAGTAAAATCGTATTTTGTCATTTAGTCTCCTTATATGGTTTAAGTACCTTTTCATATATTGATTCAGCAATAGCTTTCATCATAAGTGGTGGTACCATTCTTCCCATTCTTTCAGATTTTTGTTCCCACTTACCTGTTAGTTTAAAATCATCTGGTAAACTCATAACTCTTTGAGTTTCACATAGAGCAAGTTTTCTCATTTCTTTCCAATGAATACACCCACCAGAAGCTGTAATTGTTGGTGATGGTTTATGTCTTGAAATTCTTTTCATATTAAAGTGATGGCCTTTTGGGTGATAGTTACAACCAGTTAATACTTTATCTGGGTCTAATGGCATCTTTGATGCAGTTTCAAAAGTAGAACCTTTTGCAAACTTTTCTGTTAATGTTTTTATTTCTTCTTCATCATAATCTAAGTTTTCAAATGCTTGACCACAAGTAATTGGTTCAGAAAACTTCTCTGGAAATATACTTGATATATTCATAAAAGTAAGACCAATTGCTGAAGTAACATCTTCACGAACAGCAATAAATATTAATCTTTTTCTAGTTTGTGGTACACCATAATGTGATGAATCTAAAACCATTGATGAAACATCATATCCAATATTTTCAAATTCATTTGTTATTTTGTTATAATATTCTTTTGCTTCACCCATTGTTAACCCTGCAACATTTTCACCAACAATTACTTTTGGTTTAATTTCATTTGCAACTCTTAAATATTCAAAAAACAAATCTTCAATGTTTTCAATCTTTTTACCATCTGAATATTTTTTAGTTTGACCGAATCCTTTTGAATGCCCACCTTGAACCATTGCACCAGATACTGAAAATGCACTACATGGTGGACTACCATCTAATAAATCTAATTCACCTGGTTTCAATTTAATTACTTCTAAAATATCTTTACCTGTAAGTTCTTTAATATCATCTGGCATGATGGGTGTATTTGGATAGTTCTCTTTGTATGTTTTTCTAGCTTCTTCTACAAACTCATTGATAGCTAAAATCTTGCCACCAGCGAGTCTATAACCTGTACTAGAACCCCCACCACCAGCAAAAGTTGACATTACAGTAAACTTCTGTTGTTTTTCATTTTGTAATACATCTTTTAAATAATAAGGTTTATAACTCATGATACGGCCTCAATACATTTTCATAAAGTGAACTAGCAAGTGCACCCATCATTTTTGGTGCAACCATTCTACCAATTCTTTCAGCTCTTTGGTCAAACTGACCATTAACAGTTTTTTTGTTTGTTGTTAATTTAAAATCTTCAGGTAAACTCATTAATCTTTTTAATTCTGGTAATGTTAATTTTCTATTCTTTGCATAATGAAATACACCAGATACAGTAGTTTGTTGACCTCTTTGTGTTAAAGTAGGACTAGGTAAATCAGGACAGGGTCTTATCATATTAAACATTGACCTTTTAGGATTAATATCTAAAAACCTTTCATCTGAAGGTTTAATATGTCTTGATGGATTAAACTCTAATAACTCAATCCATTTTTTTTGAAACCCACCTTGAACATAATCAAGTAATAGTTTTTCTTCTGCAGGGTCGCTTACAATATCATCAATAGCAGATTTAATAGAAATGTGTTTACCCACTGGTTCTGGATAGATATTATTCATAGTCATAAAATTTAACCCAACTTCTTCGCAAACATCTTCTCTTATACAAACAAATATTGTTCGTTCTCTTGCTTGTGGTACACCATAATCTGCAGCATTCATAACTTTATAAACCACATCATAACCAATCTTTTGAAATCCATTTACAAACTCATTTAACTTTTTCTTTGCTTCACCTGCAGTAATACCTTTTACATTTTCAGCAACAATTATTTTAGGTTGAATCTCTTTTGCAATTCTAATATATTCTAAAAATAAGTCTTCTATATTTTCTACTTTTTTACCATCTGAATATTCTTTTTCTTGGTCCCAACCTTTATCTCTTTTACCTGAAATACTAAATGCAGAACACGGTGGACTACCATCAAGAATATCTAACTCACCTGGTCTTATACCAGCTTCTTGTAAGAAATCATGACCTGTTAAATCTTTTATATCTTGAGGTAACATAGGAGTATCTGGATAATTAGCCAAATAAGTTTCTCTAGCTGATTCTACAAATTCATTTACTAATAATATTTGACCACCAGCAAGTTTATAACCAGTTGATGAACCCCCGCCACCAGCAAATGTTGAGATTACTGTAAACTTTGGTTTACTAGCTAATTCATAAACATCTTTTAAATAATAAGGTTGATACATTATAAAAATCTTTCTAAAGTTGCATTGTTATTATACACCATAATATTGTCTTTGTAAACCTCCATCATGCGTTTTCTTTGCTTAAAATTAATCTTATTATTATTTAGCAAAGTTTCAAACAGGGTTGCTATACCACTGTCTAATTGTAGATTTAAATGTTTCTTTACATTACCAATTAAATCAAATTCTACAAAAGAATTTCTTACAGTATGTTTTTGATATGGTTTATTTAATTCAAACCAATCAAATTGATAAAAGAACTCTTTTATATTTTGAGATAGATAAGGTGTTACAAAACATTTTCCGTGTTGTATTGCAAGATTTAAATGTTGATGATAACCAGCACAATTTTCTGGTTTAAAGTAATCATCTCTAAAAGTATCAAATTTAGATTTTGGTTCTTTAAAATGCATGCATGCTTTTTTACTTACACCATAATATCCATCAGCTGCCCAACCAGAAACAACATAGGTTTCTTTTATTTTAGGATACACATATAAAAATGGATACACACATTCAAAATGTGTTTTCTTTTTACAACCAAATTCTACAAGTTTATAAAAATCTTCTACTAAGTTTTCTGTTGGTATTTCTATTCCTACAAAATCCCATTTCATTATCTTAGCAATCTCTTTTGCTTTTTGAAAATCATAAGACGGATTATTATCTAATTGAAAACTATAAGCAGTAATCTTTTTT